GTGTCAGATCAAGAACGAGGACGAGGCAGTCGAGGCTTTGTGCGGCATCCTTGAAATTCAGTCTCGATCCGAACTCAACGGCAACAAGATGGCGCAGGAAAAGTTCGACAAGATGGTTAAACGATACGAGGAAAACAATGACCCCTTCTAAGAAGCCGCCACTCAAGCCGTTCATGGCTTACATCGAGGAGGATCAGTACGCCAGGATGCGCAAGTTCTCCACCAAGAGCCGTGTGCCCATGAGTCACCTGATACGAGAGGCCATTGACATGAGGATCGCGCCCAACGCCCCCTATGTCGATGGCTACAACGCAGGTCTTCAGAAGGCCATGACGGTTGTCTCCGGCAACAAGGCGGCAGAGATGCGATTCCCATCAGGCAAGTCCTTTGCGGAGTTGATCAATGCTGACCTTGAAACTGCCCTGATGGAGAAGAACGATGAAGTTGAACGGAGCCCGGAACCAGTGTCGGGGATGTAAACGGTACTTCAACTCCAACGGGGCATTTGATAAACACCGGACCGGCGATCACGGTGTTGACCGTCGATGCATGACGGACGAAGAGATGATCGCTAAAGGGATGGTCTTGCGGCCTGATGGATTCTGGCGCGGCGAGGCCATGATTGGTTATCGAGAGGAAACAGAAACATGAAACACATTCTTTCAACGCTTGCTATCTGCGTCTCTGCAATCACTGCCCCGGCGACGGTGCAGGCTCGGGCAGGAACCCTGGTCAGTTGCGACTTCATCCAGACCCGTGAGGGCGCTAGGTATGTTGGCACTTACTGTGCTGACTTCCAATGCACCTACCACATCCGTAGGGTGTTTACATCGTACTGCCCGTTCAGCATCTGATGAAGACGCCGTGCTACACGACTAAGACGGGGCTGAAGATCGGCTGTGCTTATCAGCCGCCCCTCCGTTCCCTGTCTTACGAGGAAACGAGGGTTCAGTCTGCCCTGTTGGGGGAAAGGAAGCAAAGCCTTTCCCTCGGCGCGGCAGTCTGGATTTGTTTGGGCTTGATCGTCGCAATCGCATGGATCGCAAAACCTTAGAGGATGGGATTGATGACCTCGCGCTGTTGGCATTCTTTGCCTTCGTGCTGTTTGTCATCGTGCTGTGCCTTGTCATCTGGCTTGTTTAAAGGACACCTATGAAATGGCTTGGTGAATTCATCGTCCTGTACTGGCTGATCACCGTCTTGGTCGTGGTGTTCCTCGCCCCGTTCGTGACGCTGATGATGTTGATCAGTTACTTGTGGGGGTTGGTATGAGCACGGAACTAGACGCACTGATGTTGGCAAATGCTTTGGAAGTTTCCGACAAGCATCCAGAACTGATCAACGTAAACAACAGAGCCGCCGCCGAACTACGCCGCCTTCATGCGGAGAACAAACGCCTGGAGACGCTCTGCTACGACTACCTTGGTGAACTGACAGCCATGCGTGCAGTGGAGCACATGCGAAAGCAGCGCAAGCCGCTGACGGATGAGGAGATGAAGCGAGTATGCGCCGAAGCCTTTTCTTATGACCCATATGCAATCGCACGCGCCATCGAACGCGCACACGGGATTGGAGGTGAAGCATGAGCGAGATCAATAACGGCGGGGCAGCGTTTCCGCTGATGCGTTCAATCAACGGCAGCGACGGCATGACCCTGCGCGACTACTTCGCTGCCAAGGCGCTGACCACAATGTTTTATCCCGCCATCATGGAGTCGATCCGCACCGATGTGGATTTGGACTGCGACAGGGTTGCCGGATTTGCGTACACGATGGCAGACGCCATGCTCAAGGCAAGGGGGCAGGGATGACGAAGGAAGACATCATCCGACTGGCGCAAGAGGCCGGGCTTTATCTGGCGACGGATGTGCATTGGATGCCCATCATCGGGCTTGAGTACGCCGAGAAGTTCGCCGCCCTTGTTGCCGTGCAAGTCGAAGCAACATGGCAAAACAGATACCTGAAGTTGATGGACTTGATGGAGGCACGAGAAGGCCAACCAAACAAGCCATGCTGTCTAGCCGAGCGTGAGGCGTGTGCGAAGGTGTGTGAAGAAGAAATTAAACGAGTAAAGCCGATCTATTCCGTGACGGCAGAGAACTGTGTCAAAGCCATCAGAGCAAGGGGGCAGGGATGAGCGGCGACCACAACGCAAACCAGAAACCCAAACAGACCAAGGAAGAGCGGGAGTATCACCGCAAGCGCGGGGCCGAGATACTGGCGCAGATACAGGCCGCTAGGGAACCTAAACCCAAGATGCCCGTATCCGAACACTCCATTCGCGTCACCATCGGCATGATGAGAACCCTCGCAAACAACATCCCCATCAGCCCGTTCCATTTACACGCCGCAGACCAGATGGAGCGGATGCTTGATGAACTACTTCGACTGAGGAAAAAACATGACGGACAAGAAACTGAAACTTGAGATCGCACCTGGGGCCTTCGACAACTTTGAAGGAACACAGGAAGAACTGGACGAGATGATGGCCGCGATTAAACAGATGATGGAGGACGGCACTCTGTTTGAGAACTCGACAGAGGTTCCACCCGAGGAGGCAGAACTCATCTGGCAGAGGCTTGGCAACATAAAGGATCGGCAGTGAAACACATCACCCTTCTCATGCGCTGCCATGCACTCTTGCGTAGAGTCGATACCGTCACGCCCGAAGGCCGTCTCACCCTGGACGGGGACAGACTGGCCAAAGAGATCACTGACTACATCAACCAGATCGGCAGTCATCACCATGACTGTTGGGCGCAAGGGCCGGAGCACTACGTGTGCGCCTACGAACGAGTTAAAGAACTAGAGCAGCAAATCAAGGATCAAAAGAATGTTCGTCCTGCCGAAGTACACATGGGACAAGGATCGTGAACTCTGCAAGAAATGTAAACATTACAGAGAGCAGCCAGACGGTAGTGGCTATCACGGCGGCGGCGTGGTCATGCGCTGTGCTGTCAACCCGTTTAAAGGAATCATCGGCATCGGCACCTGCATCGACAACCGAACCCGTGGCCCATGCGGGAAGGAAGGTCGTTTATTTGAAACCATCGGACCCGTACCCAACGTGGCCGTTTACACAGGTGGAACCGAGATCGTTATCCCGTTGGTGCAAGAAGAACTTGCGAAGCGTCTACGAAATTGAGGAGGCGCCCTTTTGAATTACAGAAACCAGTACCTTCTTGAGAAGGTTAGGGAATCTGCCTGTCAGCACTGCGGCACACAGGACGGCACCATCGTTGCCGCCCACTCAAACCAACTGCGCGACGGGAAGGGCAAGAGCATCAAGGCTCACGATTACAGGATCGCGGCCCTCTGTTTTAAATGCCATTACAACTTAGACCAGGGCAACACCCTGACCAAAGAAGAGCGCAGAGAGATGTGGGAAGAGGCGCATAGGAAAACAGTGGGGTGGCTGTTCGACAACGGCCACCTCACAGTTACTTAGCCGCCAACTTCCTCACCTCCTGGATGTTGGTCGTGAGTTGATTCTCCATCCGTTGGATGTCAAGGATCAGGTCACGTTTAACATCCGCGCTCATGTTGGAGTACTGGATCATCGTCTTCATCTCTCGGAACTCCTTCATGGACTTATCGAGAGCGAGGACGTAGTCCTTCTGAGCCAACACATTCATGTTGTTCATCAGGTACTTGGAGTAGTCCTCTGTCTGCGCCGTCCGCTCAAGCAGGTTGCTTGTGCGCACCACCTCATCGACTGCATTCTTCAGATCGAAGAAGCCCGTGACCTGACCGCGAGCGTCCGGGTCCAGCGCCAACCGTTTAATGACCGGCAGTTGCTCAAAGCGTTTAGACGGCTTGGGCACGTCGGCGTTCAGGTTGTACATGGCATCGAAGACCTCTACCGCGTACTGACCAATGGTGCCCGTGTAGCCCTTGATGACGTGATCCACCTTGATGGGCGAGAGATCAAGAGACTTGGCAAGCGCCTTGGTGAACTCTGACGAATCCTCCGACGTTTCAACACGCAGTGTGTCTGCCAGCATCTGTGCAAACATGGACGTGCCGGGAGACACCTGATACCGGGCCGCCACATCCTCCATGCCTTGCCCAATGATTGGGCGCTGCGTGAAGAAGGAGAAGTTGGTCTGAGTCTCGTACAGCGGCAGGAAAGCCTGAGGGATGAAGTTAAACCCAAGCGTGGACTGCAACTGACGCTTCAGGGACTCAAGCGTGTCCTTGCCCGTGTCGGAGCCAAAGGCGTTCTGGAGAATCCGCTCCGGCAGAACCTTGAAGATCACACCCACTTCGAACGGGATGGCAATCTTTAAACCCATGCCAGGGATCAGCCAGTAGTTGTCGCGGGTCTCCTGCTCCTGCTTCTTGTACTCCTCGTCATCATGGACAAGCAGCCAGTACATGGAGGACAGGGCCATCATCGTCATGCCCCGGGTCCAGAACGTCTTCATCCGCTGACGCTGTGCGTCCGTGGCGTTCTTGTCCAGCATCGGGTTTATACCGGCGCGGTACAGAACATCCAGACCCTGGATGCGAGCGTTCATAAACGGGATGGCTGCGGTCAGCACCCGGATGATCGGAGAGCGTCCATGACGGTAGAAGTTCAGAACCTCTGCCGCTTGCCACAGGGCTTCTGCCCGGTTACCCGTCTCAGCCAGAACCCGCTTGTAAACCTCTGCGCGTGTAGCGCCGTCAGAGATTTGCGTGCCGCGCTCAAGCGCACCCCACAGCGACGTGGCCGGAGTTGCCAACTGCTCAAGCGTTGTCTTGACGCCTGCCTTCTTGCGCACCTCGCGCTCAAAGACTGCCGCGCCCTCTTTGACGCCATGAGCGTACTCGTAACCGCCGATCACGCCTGCGTTAAACAGAGCCTCCATCTCGGGAGTCTCTTTGGAGATTGACGCTGCGAACTGACGGGCGCTGTCCACAATCGGAGTCATCTTGACGCCGGACGTGACATAGGCCGAGAGCGAGTCGCGCATCTGGTTGACCAACATGTATCCGGGTTCCTTGGTCACCAGGGTACGCAGAGCGTTGGCCGGTGCAGCAAGCAGCCCAATAAACGGCAGGTCAGCCATGTTCATCGCCTTGATGGCATTGATGAACTTGAGGTCGTAGGCTCGGTAGTAGACAGGAGTACCGTTCTCCAGGACCTTGTAAACGTAGATGTCTGGACGACGCAGGTGTTGCGTGCGGGCCTCTTCCATCGCATGCTTGGCGTTGGATGCAAACACCTGACCGATCTTGACCGGTCTAAACACGTTCCACTGGCCAGGGTTCGTCGGAGACTCAACGACGTTTACATTTGCACCGAACCGTGCGCGGGCAGCGGACTCAGCGACAGCCTTCGTGGCTCCGGGGACTGTGTCGATGTAGTCACCATCGAACACATCCCAGGTGTCTGCCGATACCTGCTTGATCTGAGGATTGTCAGAAAGGCGAACCACCTCGTTGATGCGAAGCGCCTGGGCAGTCATGCGCTGCGCAGCCACGTTCTTCATGCTCGCCGTGACCATCGCCTGGGTGTTGCGGACGACCGTTTCAAAGAAGTCTGCGTACTCAGCCTCGGAACCCTTTGCAGCCTTCGGCGGCTTGACGCTTGCGATGGTCGAGAATGTCTTCGGCCCCGCAACATCTTCCTCGTTTAGTTGGCGATAGAACGGGAAGTAGTCACCGTGCTCCATGAAGTCACGGGCAGCGCGGCTAGAGATAACTCCGGTGTCGCGCCCCAGTTTGACCAGACCATCGTTGTACTTCCTCCAGCGGGCCTGGATGTCAAGGAAGTCGATCCCCATGTCGAGGTACTCAAGACGCCGCTTCTCGGCGCGCTCGATGTCCCCCGGCTCAAGGGTGCGCTCAACGTATCGAGTCTTGCCAGGGTTGAGCATGTAACGCTTGCCCCTGTTTACATTTGCCCAGAACTGGTAATGGCGGAACGTATCTGGATTGCCCGTCGAAGCCAACGGGGCAAAGATCGACACGATGCCCTCGTTGTCTCCAGACGTATCAACGGTGACAACGCCATCGGCGTAAACGGGAATACCGCCCTTACGGTTGTGCATGCCCATCGCAGCAGCAGCAACTGCCGTGGATTGATCTGACATGAGGGCGGCAGACTCGGCTCTTTCATCTGCCAACTGCTCCGGCCCACCCGCAGCCTTGATCTGTGCGGCAACCCGCTTATCAAGTTCTGCCGCCTCGTTGTAGCGATTGATAAATTCTTCTCGGAGCAGCGTAAATGTATCGGGCGAGAAGAAGTTGATAAGTCCGTCGATGAAGCCTTCCTTCGGGCGCTTCGGGATAACCTTGTCAATACGATCATCAATGTCAGGATCGTATGTCGGCATGGAGCGCAGGCTAAACAGAGGCTGACCCTGTTTAACCTTCTCACGCATGGCGGGCGTGACATCAAAGCCGGGCTGTTGCGCAGGAGTCAGATTGCGATTGCGATAGTCTGAAATCGCTCTGTCTCGTCCATCAGACCCCAAGTTGTTCCAGTATTGATACTGATCTTCTTCTGGAATACCGAGGTAATCCATTACATCTTCGCCACTGACGGGGCTGGTATCTCTGCCGCCAACAGGCAACTCGACGCCAATCATCTTCTCGCCGCCCACCTTCGGCAGCAGTTTTTTCAGGGCCGTGGGCACGATGGAGTCGTAGAAGGTCTTCATGCCTTCGCCGCCGACTTTGAGGTCGAGACCGGTCAAGCGCCGGTATCCGTTGGCCCCCATTTCCGGGGCCTTCAGCAAGCGGTCCGCCACCTCCTTGCCAACCAAATCCGGCAGTTCCTCGGGTGTGGCCTTCTTGCTGATTACGATTGAACCGTTGTCCAAGGCGACAAGTGTGCCGTCACCGTATCTCAGGTCGTCAACCTGCTTACTCAGGTCATACCGATTCGCAGACTGCTCCCCGTTAATAAACGCCACCCTGTCATAGCCTTCATCTGAGGCAATCGTGATGATGCGTTTGAGCGCAAGGTTGACCCACCCCTCTGTTTTTGTAACAAAGGGTCCGGTAGGAATCTCCGTGTCCACTTGGAACGGGACTTCTACAACATCATAGCCACGCAATTCGGCGTATGCCTCGGCTTGATTTTTGTTTTCAAACGTTAGGACACGTCGATCGCCACTCATTACGTCATATTCATAGCGAGTGACAGTGCCAAATCCCCTCTTCCTGCCTTGTTGTGCCCAGTCTGATTGCACCTCTTCCACGAACAGCACTTTCTTGCCGTCCGAGTCGATACGATCATCTAAACGAACATGAGCCAGGATGTTTGGCTGATCAAAGTGATTTGATTGATAACCCTTTTTCTCTTTAAACTGCAAGCGCATCGTGGCGTTATTTGCACGCTCGCGGGCAGCAATTGTTTCTGGGGCTTCGCCCGCACGCATAGTAAATAAAACCTCTCCGGTTTTATTGCTCACGTACTCAACGTCCCCGCTTGGCTCTTGACTCAAAGGAAGAGTCAGCAACACCTCGCGGTAATTCTGGCCGCCGGGCAGCACAAGAGTGGGCCTGTTAAACCGCGCCTCTGGGTTTTTCGCAAAGTAATCCTGAAGCCGGTAATCTTCTTCTCTGGTACTTGGGCCTTCAAGAAATATGCGGCGGAGTTCTGGGTCTGACGGAGCCGCGCCAAGCACCACCTCATTAATTCTTACCCCGCCACGATTCAGGTAGTCGGCAAGCGCCTCTTTGGGAACTTTGCCGGTCTGCGTGTCAAGCCAATCGTTTACACCAGACCACTCAACCTCGTCGGCCTTGACGGCGCCCTTGTTGACCATGCCCTTGATGGCATCCTTCCATCCAGACGCGGGAGCAGTGGCTGTCTTGAGGTCTTCGATCCCTTGACTAAGCGCAGAGTAGTAGCCCAGGGGTCCGCGCAAACTCTTGCGTTCAGCCGCTGCCTCGGCAGGCTTGGTCGGCTTCAGAGCGCCTTCCTCAACCTTGCCGAAGATGTCCTCTGCCGATTCAAAGCCCTGGCCGTTAAACGCTGACTTGACCGCCTTGAAGAAGTTCTTCATGCGGGTGGTCAGAGCCCCCATCAGGCCGGCAGGCTGCTTCTTGGAGAAGTTACGGAACGCATCAGCAATGGCTTCCTCGCGGATCATTGCCATGTTGCCGCCGTACTCCTGCATGTAGCCTTCGTAACGGCTCATCTCCTGGCCGTTGTAAACGGTGCGCTGGCCCTTGAGGTATTGGTCGATCCACTTGGTATCGGCCATCTTCTCCAGGGTTGCCCACTGCTTATTGGTGAAGAAGCCTGCCTCCTTCAAAGCATGGACGGACTCATGGCGCAGGATGCCAAGCGGGTCAGCCGCATCCAGGGCCAACTTGATCAGCATGCCGTCGTAACTGCCCTCGTCGGTCATGCCGCGCTCAAGGTTCAGTTCGACATCCTTCAGACCGAACTTGTTCAGGTTTTTACGCAGGACCTGCTTCAGAATCTCAATCTTCTTCTGAATCTCAGGCGGCACCTCGGGCTTGGCTTCTTCAGCCTGCTCCACGGCCTTCTCGGCCTCGTCAGCCCGCTGCTCTGCCTGTTTAACCCGGCGCTCCAGTTCTTTAAACCGGGCCTCTGGGATGGCTGCAAGAGACTTCTTAACCGGCGCAGCAGGCTGTGTCGTTACTTCTTCTCGCGGCGCTTCAACTCTTTGTTCAGCAACTCGACCCTCTGCTCCGGGGGCAACGCTCGGAACTTCTTCAGGAACTCGTTCTTTTGCTCTTTGTTCATCCGCTGCCTCTTGGAGTAATGCGTTTAGTTCATCGGTATTGAACTCCATCAGGACCTTTTCCATTTCCTGAATGGCGTTCTTCGCCTGCTCCGACTTCATCCGAACATCGAATGTCGTGTAGATGCCCTGGCGGATCAGGTCCTTGATGTGTTCCTGTGACTCAGTGGAATCAAACTGAGCAGCCTCGTGACGCATGTGCGGAGGCAGGAACTCGTCCAACAATCCGCTGTCCACGAAGTAGTCCAAATCCAATCCGCCGCTCTTCCTCTTCAGAGGAGCAACGCGCCGGTCAGGGCTGATGTCAAAGACTTCCTTAGGATTGAGTTTGCCCTTGAGCGTTTCAAACAGACTCTTGCCGCCACGCGCGGCAACGCCGGCCTCGGCCCTGGCTTCGCGGATTTTCTGCTCGATGTCTTCTCTGAATGCCTCTTCTGCCTTGGCGTCCTCGCTCTTCGGAACCCTGCGCTTCTCCGGGATTTCAACGGCCCAGTCAGGCATGGGAGGGGCTTGCACATCCTCCGGCAGAGTGTTTACAAAGACATCTAGAGCGGTCCTGACCTGACGCTCCCGCTCGGGCGTCAATCCCTTCTTCTTCAGTTCTCCATAGAGAGCACTGGCAACCGCGTCAACATCGGCTTGGTTGTTGAGGTCTTTGCCTTCAAAGATGGAAGAGATGCTGAACTGCCCGGCGCGCTCGATGTTCATGCGACGTTGCACAAACTCAGCGTCGGCGATGGCTTGTTTAATCTCTGCCGTCTGAGGTACAGCCTTTAAACCTTGCTTGTACTGCTCAAGCCCGCCGTAATCGTTCTTCGCCGCCATGTCGAAGAGTTCGTCGTTGGACTTGATCTGCGGAGCGGGAGTGGTCGGAGCAGCAGGCGGCGTGACCATCTGCGGGATACCCGCATCCTGGCCCTCGGGGTAGAAGTCCTGCCGCAGTTGTGACAGACCCTCGTACAGACCTTCGTACTTCTTGCGCTGTGCGTCCGTGATCTCGCCGGACAGAGCCTGATTGATCGTATCGAAGACTTGGTTATTTGCCAGGAAGTCTCTGTTGACGATGGAAGCAATCGGGTCTGTTGAGGTGATACCGGCCTGCCTCAACTCAGCCTGCGTCACAACTGAGCCTGGAGTCTGGGCGCGAGTAGCCTCCTCCTCCACCATCTTCAGTTGGAGGTTGGCGATGTTGTCTGCCGCCGCCTTGCGGTCGGCTTCAGGGAACTGCTGATCCTGAAGAACACGCTGCTTTAAATTCTCAAGCAAGCCGTAGCCGTTCGGCTGGGCAGCCAATGTAAACAGTTGCTGATCCGTCGGCAGCGTTGGTGCGGGCGGCGCAGCGGGCGGAGGTGCGGGCGGACGAAGCCCTGCATCAATCTCGCGCTGTAAACGGGCGGCAAACTGACGGTCCGTCTCACCCTCACGCTGACCTTCAAAGCGTTGCTCTTGCTCAACGGTGCGTTTACCGAGGGCCGTACCCAGGATGCCGCCACCTAGAGCGCCAAGACCCGCAGCACCACCAACACCTTCAAGCAATGCCTGATTCGGATCAACCTGCCGCAGTCCGATGTTCTTAAACACCTGACCGCCGCCTTCTTCGATGGACTCACCGATGGCCTCGCCGAAGCCAGAGGCCACACGGCCCTTGGTTCCAGGCACTCCGGCCAAACGCTTTTCAATTGCCTGTGCGCCGGGCAGTCTCTGAGCCAAGAGAGCAGTCACACCTGCGCCAGTGCCTGCAATACGGGCAGCAGCAATAGCGCGATCCGCAGCCTCTTGCTCACTCAGGCCTGAATCAAGCGCCTTTTGGTATGCATCCCGGTAGGTGTCATCACTGACATCAGCGGCTTGCATTGCCGCACCTGTTCCGTAGGCCGCAACTGCTGCACGCTTGTTTACAGTCTTGACAGCCTCTTTGACTGCCTGTTCTGCTGCCGCGCCGGTCAGCCCTGCTCCGGCAGACTCAATCGTCTTGGCGCCAATCTTCTGAGTGACCTTGACCGCGCCCAGAGGTCCAAGCAACAGGGGAACCTGCTCTGCCACAAAGGTTGTGATCAGTGCGGGGTCCTTGATCGTGGAGGTGATGGCCGTCGCAAACTGCGAAATCACGCCATCCTTCTCAGCCTCAGACAGCGCCTTGCTACGCAGTGCCTCACGGGCCTTTAAACCCTCGGACTTCAGGCTCTGTGCAAACTCGGAGACGGCTTCTCCGGGCTTCTGAGCAACCTCACCAACCGGGCGAAGGCCCGGCAGCAGGCCAACGACTTGACCAGGGAACTGAAGCAGACCACCAAGTCCACCTAGACCGGCAGCAAGGATGTCTGTACCGGCCTCGCCAAATGAACGCTGTGTGGACGGTGCAGCAGGCGCAGGAGCCATGACAGGCTCAGGCGCAACAGGCCTGGGCTGTTGAGCCATGCGGGCTTGAATGGCCCCGATAACTTCCTCTCTCGTAGCCCCCGCAGGGCCTTCGATTGAGTACGTTTTGCCGTCAGGCCCCTGGACGCTATAGATTGGCATGATTTAAATCACTGTACGTTTACCTGCCCCCAGCCAGCATACCCTTGCATGCGATCTTGAAGAGCCTTTCTGTTCCGTTCAGCGGGGACCACCATCTCATCGTAAAGCCTCTTGCGATCAGCCTGATACTGGCGGTAGCCCTCTGGGTTGCTCTTGCGAGCCTCCACGCTTGTATTAAACAGTTTGCCCGTTGGATGCATTTCTGCAAGTATTTTTTCTGCCTTCTCAATGGCGGTGGTGACAGTTTGATCATAGGAGCGCAGCAGGACTTCGTCAGCAGATTGCTTGCGAGTCTCACGAGCATCTTGGCGCGTCTTTGCTGCTTCAGACATCCTGCCTTTTTCAATCTCTTCGCTAGAGATTTGACCGGCGAACGACTTGCGCATATCTGCCTCAGCGGCCACCTTGTCGTTGTGGAACTTGCGGGCGTTGTTCATGTAGTCCTGGCCGGACTTCCAATCACCGGCAGCAATAGCGCGACGAGCCATTTCAAGAGACTGACGCTCCTTGACCGACGCATCTTCGTAGGCCAGACGCATCTCCTGAATCTTGCGGGCCTCAGCACGAGACTCAGCCGCTGCTGCACGAGAAGACAGTGCGCCAGTTCTAAACACTTCGCCGATACCCTGGCCTTTCAGACCACGAGCACCAAGCAGGAAGTTGATGATGCCCTCATCCTTGCGACGCTCTTCCAACTCAGAGGCAAGTCTGTCTGCATACGACATGCGCTCCTGACCGCGTTGCTGTGCGGCCTGGAGTTCTTTTGCCAAGTATTGAGGATCAAGGCCCTGGCCGCGTTCAAACTCTTGGCGCTCTTTTGCGGAGGCCTCTGCCTGCCCGCGAACTTCACCCGGCGTGGGTGGTGCTTTAAACGCATTCATCAAGTCAAGCGCAGATTGCCGCATGCTTGCAGCGCCACCACCCAAGGCTGCGATGCCTTGTTTTGCGGGGGCTGCGGTGACTGCGGGAGCCTGCCTGGGTGCAGCAGCAGGCGTCATTCTGCGTTCGGCAGCACGCATGGCATCCATGTTTGCCTGCATTTGCGCCCCA